GAAGAGCCGATCATTTACAAAGGCGAGGAAATCCGGACGATTAGGCGATTTTCTGAGAGAATGCTGGAACTGCAATTGAAGCGCGGCGCGCCGCATGCCTACGCCGAGCGGCACGAACATCATGGGAATTTCCACGTAACAACGGCAATTCCGGAGCCCGACGCGCCGAAGGACATCTAGTGCCGACTGTCGTCATCCCATATACACCGCAGCCGAAACAGCGGGAACTACACGAATCGCCGGCCAATGAAATCCTTTTCGGCGGCGCCGCTGGGCCGGGAAAAAGCATGGCGTTGCGTCACGAGGCGCTGATTTGGTGTATGCGTATCCCAAGACTTCAGGTGTATTTGTTTCGACGCACGTATCCCGAATTGGAGAAAAATCACATTATTCCGATGCTCAACGAATTTCCGCACGAGCTTGGAAGATACAACCAGCAGCACAAAAGATGGGAATGGGCGAATGGCGCGATGCTGCACCTATGCCATTGCCAGTATGAGAAAGACGTGTTTGGCTACCAGGGCGCGGAAATCCATTTACTGTTGATCGACGAGTTGACGACATTCACAGAGTTTATCTACACCTACCTACGCGGGCGCGTTCGATGCCTGTTGGACGTACCGGAAAAATATCGGCACCGCATCCCTGGCATCATCTGCGCTAGTAACCCCGGCGGAATCGGCCATCAATTTGTCAAGCGCATGTGGGTCGATTACTGCGGATCGCAAGGGGGGATCAAGCGCGCGCCAATGAGCGAGGGCGGCATGTTGCGCGCATACATTCCGGGCCGCGTCGAGGACAATGCATTGCTGCTAAAAAAGAATCCACACTATCTGCAGCAGTTAGACGCGCTCCCCGAGCCGTACCGCACGGCATATCGCAACGGGAACTGGGAAATTTTCTTCGGCCAAATGTTCGCGTTCAACGAAGTTGATCATGTATGCCCGCCGTTGCCGATCCCCGAGAACCGTGAGATTTTTTTTACGTTTGACGATGGGTTTGCGAGGCCGTTTTCGTGCGGGTGGTGGTGGGAAGATGACGACGGCCGCCTCTATCGATGCAGCGAGCTCTACGGCTGGCAGCCGGGCCATCCGGATTGCGGCCTCCGATTGAGCCATGACGAAGTGGCCGAACGCATTGTCGAGCACGAAAGGCGCGAGGGCTTATGGGGCCGTGTAATTACGCGACTGGCCGACCCGACCTGTTTCAATCGTATTCCTGATCGGAAGCGCGGCGGGCAAGATACAGCACTCGCCGCCGACTTTGCGCGGCATGGCATCTATTTGAGTCCTGGTGATCCGGATCGGAAAACAAAAATCAAGCAGTTCCACGGGCGGCTGCGCGTGCGTCGCGATGCAGGGGGGAACCGGCTCGAACCGCCGATGGTCCAGATTTACAACACATGCGAGCAGTTTCGGCGAACGATTCCGCTGTTGCAAGCGGACCCGATCAACCCGGATGACGTGGACACGCGGATGGAGGACCATGTGTACGACGAAGCCGCTTTGATTTTTCAGCATCGGCCGTTGTCGGGTATTGGCGTGCACGCTGCACCTCAGCGCGAAGGGTGGAACTCAGTCTTCAAGGAACGAGTAACGCCATGATGCTGGCCAACAAACCAAAGGCGTTTCACGCGCAGCGTTATCGCGATACACATAATTTGTGGTTTGCGGACGGCTCGCAGGGGGAGTTTTATCTGCATGGTGGGCTATGCTGGCCGGTGGCGGTCCAGAGCATCGAAGAGCAATACGGGTGCGCAATACTAGCCGGCGTTAACGTGGAAACGGGCGTGTGCCATGTGTTCGAGCAATTCATCATCGATAGTATCGAGCCGGCATATAACCAGCACGATGGGCGCGTGAAATCGCCTGGGTTAGCGTCGTGGCTTCAACAGGTGCACAGCGCGTATGGCGCAAGGCGCTATTATTTCAATCAAGATGAAAGCCTTCACCGGATGTATCTTTTGCAAGTGCTTCGCTCGCGAATTATTGACCCAAAGCCGGTATTGGTTCCTATTTCCTGGAAAACAGACGAGGAAGCGATGAGCGCCATGAACCACTGGCGCATGAACGGAAATCTTGTCATTGCCGCCGGCACGCCAATTGAGCGCGCGCTTCAGTCATATCGATCAACGCCTGGTATGAAGCTGGCGCAAAGCCCGCCATTGCACGCGCTGGCGTGCCTTCTGGTCGGCCTCACACTGCGGCCCTGGCGAAAACACATGCAGCCGCGTGACGGATTCCGTTCTTGACAGTTTCGCTCCGCATTATGCCAATATTGCGCACGTAGACAAGCGAGCGGTATCCGGAGACCGTGACATATGAAAATGATTAGCCTTAAACTGACGCCCGCCGAAAAAAAGAAAAAAGAAATGGCACCCTCATTGGCGGAAAGCTCACGGGACGAATATCCGTATTGGAGCCGTATGACAATCACCGGCGAGCCGCTTGAAAAGCTCACAGCGCTGGATGACATAAAGGTCGGCGCGTTGGTCCGCGTCACGGCGCTGGCGAAGGTAAAGGAAGTCGTGATGGTAGACGTGGAAAAGGGCGCGCGGGACCTTGGCACGCCTGGCCGACGCGTCGAATTGCAGTTTCAAGAAATGGCCGTGGAACAGGCGGACGATGTCGAAGCCGCCGAAGGTTTCGACGAGGCCGCGGACGAGGACTAAGATTGTGTCCGCTTGCTGCAGACTCGTGCAGTTTCTGAAGGGCGATCTGTTCGAGAAAACGTGGAAAGCCCAGCGCGAGGAACTGCTGGAAAAAAAGTGGGAGCGGAACCTGGCCGCGTTCAAGCGAAGCACCGACGGGAAAGCCGATGTGGTGCCGTGGGCCAAAACCGATAAACACAAGCCGTGGCAATCTCTGACGGTTTCTGACCTCACCAAGAGCAAAGCGGTGGCCGGCAAGGTGGCCGTGTGCGACATTATGCTGCGCGGCGGGCGTGTACAGTATTTGCTACAGCGCGAGGATTTCGGCGTTGACATAGACGCGGGCGCAGAGGCGGTAAAACAGGCGCAAGAACGGGCCGAATCGGCTGACGACTTCAGCCCCGCGCGCATAATCGAAAAACACAAAGCCCTAATAGACCGCCAACTTGAGTGGTGCGACGCGGAAGGTGAGTTTGGAATGGGTGTTCTCTACGGCGCGATTGTGGGCGAGACATGGATGCACGTGGCCGTTGGCGAGCATGAGGAGGCCGCCTTGGAAGAAGTCGCGCCCGGCATCTATGAAAGAGTGGTGTCAAAAATCCCGGCGCCCATAGTCGAACACGTCTCACCATGGGAAATGTTCTGGGACATGGAAAAGGGACCGCGCGAGGGGGAGGGTCTCTGCCGCGTTCAGTACATGAGCCCTAACGAAGTGCGGATGCTCAAAAAGCGGCCGCTCTACATCGCAAAAGCCATCGACGAAGTCCTTGAAGCGCACAAGGCCACTAACACGAGCGGCGCGGACAGCGCAGCGGAAACCTCGGACCCGATAAAGCGCCGCCGGAACAACACGCGCCGCCGGAATATATGGGTGGGCGAATTTCAGGCGACGATCACGCAGGCGCAGGCGCTGGAGGCGGAGAAGTGGCTGGTCGAGAAGTATGGTGAGCATGAATACGGCCGCGAGTTGTATCCCGATGTTGAATTGGGCGATGGCGAGACGGACGACGATCATCTTGTCGAAGTTCATGTGGTTATAGCGAGCGACTGCATCATTCGCTACACGCGCGTTGGCAGCAAACGGGAGCGCACCTATTTCCGCGCGCTGTGGGAAATCGACCCGGAGGGGCACGGCGGCATCAGCGTGGCGGACAACGTCGAATTCGAAACGATAACGCTGACCAAGCTCACGCGGGCGCTGGAAGACTGTTCGCGTCTGATCAGCCGAATCATGATGGCGGGCAAGCGCCGATTCATTGACGGTGATCTCCGCATTGACGTGGGCGACCCGGATTCATTTATCGACTTGTCGGAAGAGGTCACAGACGTTCGGCAGGCAATTCAGCAGCTTGAAGTTCGCGCGCCGATCGCCGAATTACTCAGCGCGCTGGAGTTTTATCTTGGTCTTGGCGACATCGCATCGAATATTCCGCGGGCGCAGCA